CCCATCCGTAGAAAATTTCCCCCTTTTTGAATTAATCAAAGGGCGAATTCAAACAATCAAACGAGGTATTCAAATGGCTAGAGGTGGCGCCAGGGTCGGCGCTGGCCGCCCCAAGACTTCGCGGGCGAGCAAGGAGCCGGCGAAGAAAGAGGTTCGCAAGCAGGGTTCGCGGGATGGAATTCCGAGTGCTGCGGCGCATGATGCCAGTGGCGCGAAACTGACCCCGCTGGACTACATGCTCAAGATCATGAATAGCGACGAGGCCGATGATGGGCGACGCGACCGCATGGCCGTAGCTGCCGCGCCATTCGTCCACACGAAGATGGGCGAGGGCGGCAAGAAGGAGCAGAAGCAGGAAGCGGCAAAGACGGCAGCGCGCAGCAAATTCGCGCCGGCAGCTGCGCCCAAGCTTGTGGTCAACAATAAGTGAGCGATACCCCGAAGTGGAGTACGGCATGCCTCGATTGGGCCGATAGGCTCAAGGCTGGTCGATCCATTATCCCACCGCCAATCTTCCCAGGCGAGGCCGAGGCGGCGCTAGAGGTGATGCGCGAGCTTCGCATCGTTGACGCGCCTGGTTCGCCGACAATCGCCGATGCGTGCGCGCCATGGGTGTTTGATCTAGCCGCTTCGATCTTCGGGGCGTACGACGCGGAATCCGGGCGCAGACTCATTACTGAGTGGTTTGTCCTGATCCCGAAGAAGAATTCGAAGTCAACGATTGCGGCGGCAATCATGCTGACCGCCCTGATTCGGAATTGGCGCGAGTCGGCAGAATTTACGATACTTGCCCCGACCCTGGAAGTGGCGAACAACAGCTTCGCCCCGGCGCGCGACATGGTGCGCAAGGATGACACGCTCGAAGATTTGCTGCAGGTGCAAACGCACGTAAAGACGATCACGAGCCGCGAGAATAACGGCAGCCTGAAGGTGTCAGCGGCAGATTCGAACACGGTATCGGGCAAGAAGTCGGTCGGTACGCTGATCGAGGAACTCTGGCTATTCGGGAAGCAGGCGAACGCCGAGGCCATGCTGCGCGAGGCAACAGGCGGCCTGGCGTCGCGGCCCGAGGGCTTCGTTATCTACATCACGACGCAGAGCGACGACCCGCCCGCTGGAGTGTTTAAGCAGAAATTGCAGTATGCCCGCGACGTGCGCGACGGGATCGTAGTCGATGAGGCGTTCGTGCCCATCATCTACGAATACCCGCCAGACATCATCGCATCAGGGCAGGATCGCAACCCGGCAAACTTCGGCATGGTTAATCCGAACATCGGCTATTCAGTCGATAGGGGATTCCTTGAGCGTGAGATGCGCAAGGCCGAGAATGACGGCGAAGCTTCGGTTCGCGGCTTCCTGGCAAAGCACCTAAATGTAGAAATTGGCCTTGCGCTGCGATCCGACCGCTGGGTCGGCGCTGACTTTTGGGAGGCTGCTGGCGACAGCAGTCTGACGCTCGAATCCCTGCTTGATCGATGCGAAGTTGTCATCATCGGTATCGACGGCGGCGGGCTGGATGACTTGCTTGGCCTTGCCATTATCGGGCGCGAACGTGACACCGGGCGCTGGCTGCATTGGGGGCACGCGTGGGCGCACAAGATCGCGCTAGAGCGCCGCAAGGAAATCGCGCCGGCCCTGCTGGACTTTCAAAAGGCTGGCGACCTGACTATTGTTGCGCGCCCTGGTGATGATGTGGCTGCCGTTGCAGACATCATCTGCCGTGTGCGCGATGCTGGCCTGCTGCCGGAAAAGATGGGCATTGGCGTTGACGCTGCCGGCATTAACGACATCGTCAACGAGCTTGTTTCGACTGATCGCGGCCTGACGATGGATCACATCGTCGCCGTGTCGCAAGGATGGAAGCTCAACGGCGCGATCAAGACGACAGAGCGGCGCATTGCGGGCGGCGAAATGATCCACGGCGCCAGCCCGCTGATGGCATGGAGCGTCAGCAACTGCCGCGTGGAAGATCGAGGCAATGCAATTTCAGTCACCAAGGCCGCATCTGGCAAGGCGAAGATCGACCCGGTGATGGCAATTTTTGACGCCGTAACGCTGATGTCGCTGAATCCAGCGGCGCCCGGTTCAGGCTCCTACCTAAACGATTCAGAACCCCTATTCCTATGACACCACAAACCATCCGAGCAGGCGCCGTCCTTGCTGGCGGCGCTCTCGTCAGCGTCGGCGCTGGCATGATCTACCAGCCTGCCGGCCTGATCGTCGGCGGCTTGCTGATGCTGTCGATGGGCTTGATCGGACACATGCGAGGCGGTGCGGGTGAGTAATTTTCTAACATCGCTGCTTGGCGGGCCGGGTGAGCGCAAGGGCGTGAGCTTCGATGCGCTGTGGGATCTGGTTGCTGGTGGCGCTTCGAGCAAGGCCGGTCCGTCCGTCAACTGGAAAAACGCCCTGCGCGTGTCGGTCGCGTTCTCATGTGGGCGCGTGCTGGCGGAAGGCATTGCGCAGATTCCGTTCAAGTTGATGCAGGAGGACGGCGAAGGCAGTCGAGCCGCCCGCGAGAATCCGATGTATCGCGTCCTGGCTCGCCGACCCAACGACTGGATGACGCCGTTTCAGTTCCGCGAAACGATGATGTATCACGCGATCTTCGCCAAGGGCGGATACGCCGTCATCAACCGCGTCGGCGGCAAGGTGCGTGAACTGCTGCCGGTGATGCCCGACCGCGTGCGCATCGAGCAGGGCGCGGATACTGCGCTCACATACTGGATTCGGATGCCAGATGGCCTTGAGCGCCCGTTTCCGCGCACGTCGATCTTTCATCTGCGCGGCCCATCATGGGATGGCGTCGAAGGTCTTGATGTCATCGACCTGGCGCGCGAAGCGCTCGGCTTGGCGCTGGCCACCGAGGAAACGCACTCGCGGTTCCACAAAAACGGCGCGAAAGCGGCTGGCATCATTTCCATGGATGGCGAGCTGAAAGAGGCTGGACGCGCTGCGCTGAAAAAAGCGTTTCAAGAGGCCAGCACAGGCGCGAATTCGTACAAAACACTGGTCCTCGACCAGGGCGCGACGTTTTCGCAGATGTCCATGACCGGCGTAGATGCCGAGCATATCCGCACGCGCGAGCTGCAAATTGCTGAAATCTGCCGGTTTATGCGTGTTTTCCCGCAAATGGCCGGCTTCGCAGACAAAACAGCCACTTTCGCATCTGCTGAACAGTTTTTCATCGCTCACGTTGTCCACTCGCTCGGCCCCTGGGTTGAGCGGTGGGAGCAAACGACCGACCGCGATTTGCTGACGCCAAAAGAGTTTGACGAGGGCTATTTTTCAAAACTTTCAGTGCAAGGGCTGCTACGCGGCGATGCAAAATCGCGCGCTGAATACTACGTCAAGATGTTCAGTATTGGCGCGATCAACCCGAATGGCATTCGCGCGCTGGAAGACATGAATCCCTACGAAGGCGGCGAAAAATACTTCGTCCCGATGAACATGGCCGACATCACGGCCGCGCAGTTGGGGCAAGCCCCTACCAAGGAGTAAATATGGAACGACTGAATTGCGGGCTGGTCGAGATTAAATTGCTCGGACCCGATACTGGCGACGATGCCATGAGCTTTACCGGCTACGGCGCAGTTTTCAACAACGTCGATGCTGGTGGCGACATGATCGAGCCGGGCGCGTTCGCCGCGTTCCTCTCCGATGTGAAGTCAGGTAAGCAGCGCTGGCCCGCGATGATGTCGCAGCATGGCGGCATGGGCCTGACTGCCGAGGACTTGACGCCAATCGGTGTATGGACTGACTTTGCCGAAGATGGGCATGGCCTGAAAGTGGCTGGCAAGTTTGCCGACACGCCGCGCGGCATCGAAATGTACAAGCTCATGAAGATGACGCCACGCCCAGCCATCGACAGCTTGAGTATCGGCTACATCGCCAAGGAAGTGACGCCGCGAACATCGCCAGACGAGCCGCGCCGCCGCCTTAAACGCATTGACTTGGTTGAGGTGTCGCCAGTCACGCGCCCAATGAACGGACTTGCCCGCATTACCGGCGTCAAGTCGCTGGAAGAAATCGATTCGCTTGCCGATGCAGAGCGCCACTTGAGGGATTCTTGTGGCATGTCGAAAAGCGAAGCTTTGGTGTTTGTCACCAGAGTGAAGGACTGCCTCGGACGGAGTGATTCCGATGGGGGCGAAATGCAGCAAATTGCCGAAGCGCTGAAACGCCGAGGCGCATCACTGGCCGCATAAGCCAAACACCAACCCCATCGACCGGCCTTGAGCCGGTTTTTTTACGCCCAAAGGAAAATTATGTCCGACCTCGCAGAAGTAAAGAGCATCATCGAAACCCAAGGCAAAGCCTGGGAAGAGTTCAAGAAAACCAACGACGAACTGGTGAAGGCCAAGGCTGACGGCAAGGCTGTTGGCGATCTGGAAGCCAAGCTTGCCAAGATCGAAAAAGACGGCTTGTCGTCCGGCGAGTCGGTGAGCGCCAAGTTCGTCGCAGCCGAAGCTGAAGTCAAGCAGGCCAAGGCCGCCGCCGCCGAAGCTCTTCTCGCCGTCGAAGAACTCGAAGCCAAATTCAACCGCCAAGGGCTTGGCGCAATCGGCGAGAAGAAAAAGCACGACGTTAATCTGTGGGCGCGCGCCGTGGTCGATGCGCACCAGAAGGGCATTATCAACCTGTCGCCGGAGCAGCAAAAGGCGCTGGCCGATGTCGAGGCCGAATACAAATCGCTGTCCGTGTCGAATGACGCGAGCGGCGGCTATCTCGCTCCGGCCGAGTATTCCAAGGAAATCATCAAGACCGTAACCCTGATGAGCCCGGCCCGCCAATTGGCGCGCGTCCGCACGACCGGATCGAAGTCGATCCTGCTGCCGAAGCGCACCGGCCAGTTCGCCGCGCAATGGACTGCCGAGCAAGGCGCCCGCACCGAAACCACTGGCCTCGCCTGGGGCATGCTGGAACTCTTCACGCATGAAATGTATGCGCTGATCGACATCTCCCAGCAGAACCTGGAAGACAGTGCGTTCAATCTGGAATCCGAAATCTCGTTCGAGGCAACCGAGCAGTTTGCGGTGGCCGAGGGTGCCGCGTTCATCAATGGTACCGGGGTCGGCAAGCCGGAAGGCATCCTCGTGAACGCCGACGTTGCGTCCACGAACAGTGGTGCCGCTGCGACCATCACGGCGGATGGTCTCTTGACGGTGAAACACGACATCAAGAGCGCATATGCCCGCAATGCGACGTGGTGTATGAATCGCACCACTCTTGGCGCGATCCGTCGCCTGAAAGACGGCAACGGCCAATATCTGTGGATGTCCGGCATCGCCAACGGCGCGCCAAACACCATCGATGGCGATCCGTACTGCGAGTGCCCTGACATGCCATCGGAGGGCGCGAACGCCTATCCAGTCGCTTACGGCGACTTCCAGCGCGCGTACTCGCTGGTTGACCGCATCGCCATGAGCATGCTGCGCGACCCGTTCACGCAGGCGACCAGCGGCAACATCCGGTTCCTGTTCCGCCGTCGTCTCGGCGGAATGGTCGTGCTTGCCGAGGCAATCCGCAAGCTCAAGTGCGCCGTGTAATCGCCAGCAAATCCCAATAAGTAGCACCCCGGCCCAGCCGGGGCACCAAAAGGAAACGCATCATGTATAACCTGCTTCGCAATGTAAAAATTACCCGCATCAAAGTCGATGGCGCCGGCTCGGCGTCAGCCACTCCGACCAAATGCGACATCATCGATATGGCTGGCTACGAGTCCGTCATGTTCTTCGCCGCCATGGGTAACGTGCTCGACACGTCCGCTGTGGCCCTGAAGGTGGCTGGAGCCACGACCAACAGTTCCGGGGCAATGGCGCTACTGGCCGGCTCGGCTGGCGGCACAGCCTCGGCCACTAGCTACGACGACAAAATCGTCGCACTGGATGTCGTCAAGCCGACGTATCAGTTCCTGGAAGCGCAAATCTTCCACGTCACCGCCGATGCGCCGTTCGATGGCATCTTCGCCATTCAGTACAACAGCCACAGCCTGCCGATCACGCAGGGCTCGACCGTTGTCGCGTCGTCCACCATCTACAGCCCCGCGCTGGCGTAATCCACCTGGGCGGCCACGCGCCGCCCATCCCAATATTTAAGGAGCTGATATGTCGGCAAACGTACTGAATTACACGGACCAGGGCGGCGCGGCGGATCACGTTGGCGGCACACTGGATATCGAGAGCGGCGGCACTGCTACGGTTAAATCTGGCGCTCAACTGAACATTCGCGGCCAGAAGTTCGAAGCCCAAGGCGCCCCCACCGTCAAGACCGCCGCCAACACGCTGACCATCGCCGAGCTGCTGACACGCATCATCACTGCCACCCCGACCGCAACCGGCGCGACCGCTGCATACACGCTGCCGACTGGCGCCCTGATCGATGCCGGCGTGACGATGGAGGTTGGCGACAGCTTCGACTGGACGATCATCAACAGCGCCCTGGCTGCGGCTGACACGATCACCATTACTGCCGACACCGGTCATACCATCGTCGGAGGCGCAATCGTGCAATCGCTGCATGCCAGTACGGGCGGCATCACCGGCTACTCGGCCACGTACCGCACGCGCAAGACGGCGGCTGATACGTTCGTCAGCTACAGGATCGCCTGATGAGCTACGCGCAGCGCCTGGTCGTCGCCGTCACGACCGCCGCAGACGGATCGGCAACCGCCTACTCGGATACCGTGACCGGTAAGATTTCGCAGATCCGTTACGTCAAGACCGACTTCGCCGCTGGAGTGGATTTTACGATCACCTCCGAAGCGACCGGCGAGACGATTTGGACGGAATCGGATGTCAACGCCAGCGCCACGCGCGCACCACGCCAGGACGCGCACACCACATCCGGCGTGCCGTCCCTGTACGCAGCTGGCGGAACGCCCGTTCTCGACAAGATCGCGCTTGCCAATGATCGCATCAAGATCGTGATAGCGGCTGGCGGCAATGTCAAGGCCGGCACTTTCCATCTGGTGATCGAGTAACCATGAAAATCCGCATGCTGAAAACCGTTCCTGGCTCGCTCGACGGAATCCGCGTCGCGACCTACGAGGCCGAAAAGGAATATGACCTGACCGGCACGCCCGGCGCGCGCGACCTGGCGCAAGCCTTCGTCGCTGCGCGCATGGCGGTTGAGGCTCCGGCCGACGCGCCCAGGCCACAAGTTGCCGCGCAGCCCGACATGATCGAGCTCGTCGCCGAGCCAGAGGTAAAAGCCGTCGAAGTCGCGCCAGAAAACAAGATGCTCGACACCGGCAAGCGCCCATATAACCGCAAGGCGAAATAATGATCGGTAACGTGATTGTGCGCACAAGCCCCGGCGCTGAGCCAGTGTCAAATGGCGACCTTATGCGGGGCGGGATCTACGTGATCGCCCATATTGCTAGTGGCAAGGCATATGTTGGCAGCGCCGTCAACTTTAAGCGTAGATTTAATTCGCACAGAAGTAGCCTGGCACTGAACAAGCATCACTCCGGCAAGTTGCAAAACGCCTGGAATAAATACGGTGAATCCGCCTTTAGTTTCTCCATCATCGAAGTTGTGCCCGAGGCGCGCGATCTTGTCGCACGCGAGCAGGCTTGGATTGATGAAATGGATTCCGTCGCACGAGGCTATAACATCTCGCCAACTGCCGGCAGCCCGTTAGGGGTGAAGCATTCTGCCGAAACGTGCGCTAAGGTGTCTATTCGGCTGGTTGGGAATAAGCATGCACTTGGCCTTAAGCATTCCGATGAAACAAAGGCAAAGATCGCGGCAAAATCAAGGGGCAGGGCTCCATTCGCCGGGCATGTGCATAGCGATAAATCACGGTTGGCGATGTCGCTAAAGCGCGCCGGAGTAAGCCTAACGGAAGAGCATTGCGCGAAAATCGGCGCCGCACATAAAGGTAAAAAATACTCCGATGAGCGGCGCAAGCAAATAGGCGATGTGCAGCGGCGATTCACGCCAGATCAGGCCAATTCAATACGAAATCTCATTGGGGCGAACCTTTCATACAGTGAAATTGCAGGGGCATTTCAATGCTCAAGACAGGTAATTTGCGACATTAATCTAAGAAAGTGGGCTTATCGTGATTGGTAATGTCATGACGCGAACAGGGCCAGGGGCGGAGCCGGTTAGTTTGATAGAGGCGAAATTGCACGTTCGCTGCGATGCCGACCTTACCGACGAGGACGCGCTGATTTCCGCCTTGATCCCGGTCGCCCGCGCACACGTTGAGTCCGCAACGAATCGCATCATGGTTACGCAGGGCTTACGCTCGACGTTCCCCGACTGGCCTGATCGGATCGACCTACGCGCGCCGCTGCGCAAGGTATCGGCGATCACGTATCTCGACACGGCTGGCGCATCGCAAACGCTCGCCGCTGCCGACTATGTGACCGACTTGGCAGAACTGCCCGGCATCGTCACGCGCGCATACGCCGCTACGTGGCCGAGCACATACGAGCACCCCGCCGCCGTGACGGTCGATTTCGTGGCCGGCTACGCAACGCCGTTCACTGTTGATGCGACGACCAATATCCTGACCGCTGCCGGCCATCCGTTTGCGACCGGCGACGTGGTGCGAGGAATCAATACGGGCGGCGCGCTGCCTGCTGGATTGGCTGTACGCACCGACTACTACGCAATCGGCGTCTCTGGCAACACGATGCAGCTTTCCGCCACATCGGGCGGAGCAGCAATCGACATCACCGGGGCCGGCACTGGCACGCACTTCATCGGCGGCGCTGATGATTCGACATGGACCGCCATGCGTCTGGCCATGCTGCTACTCATCGGCCATTGGTACAACAGGCGCGAGCAGGCGGGCGACTTTCAATCGTATGAGATCCCTATGGGAGCGACAAAGATACTTTTCCCACACAAAGTAATAGGGTTCTGATGGACGCCGGCAAAAAATATTCGCGCATCACCATTGAGCGCCCGAGCACAGTAGCAGCCGGCGACTACGGTCAAGAGCCCGGGCCGTGGGTTGTCGTCGCCTCGCGCATCGCCGCCGAGTTCCTGGACTCGCTGCCGAGCAAATCGGAATCGACCGCAAACGGTATTCGGATTGCATCGCAGCCGGCGCGCGTACGCATCGGATACCGGGCTGGCATCACGTCCGACATGCGCATTGTGCGGCATGGCGTGACCGATCGCACGTATCAGATCGTCGCAGGTCCGGCTGAAATTGGCCGCAAGGCCGGTATCGAAATCATGGTCGAACTATACTCGACGGCGGGGGCGTAATGTCATCAGTAACCGGATTGCGCGAGTTGAACGCGATGCTTCAATCGCTACCGCTGAAATTAGAGAAGAACGTGCTTCGTCAGGCTTTGCGCGCGGGCGCCAATGTCGTCAAAGCCGAGGCGCAGCAGCAGCTTGCATCGCATGGCAACGTCGATACCGGCATTCTCTCCAAGGGGCTGCGCGTATCGACTAGCGTCAAGCGCGGCACCGTAACGGCCAGCGTTAAGGCCAAGGGCGAGCACGGCTATATCGCGCACTGGATTGAGTTCACAGGTGCGGCTGCGCACGTCATTGCCGGGAAAAACAATGGCGCATTGGCCTTCGCTGGCGGCGTCTATCGCTCCATCAATCACCCTGGCTTTAAGCCAAAAGCATTTATGCGGCCCGCGCTCGATGGCAAGGCGCAGCAAGCCCTGATCGCCGTGGGCGAGGCGATCCGCGCCAGACTCACGAAAGAGGGCTTGAACGCCTCCGGTATCGAAATAGCAGAGGAATAAGGACACTATGACCACTCCATTTAAAGCACCGGCATGGCAAGGCGCAACCGTCGCCGTGCTCGCATCCGGGCCGAGCCTGACGCAAGAGGTAGCCGACAGCGTCAAGCATCTGCCACGCATCGCCGTTCGCCGCGCCTTCCGCCTCGCGCCCGACGCTGACTTAGTTCTCGCGCTGGACGGCCCGCCAAACTTTGGCTTTTGGGCCGAATCGGAAGGCTTTGCCGGTATCCGCGTTTGCGGCGTCGAGTGCGATCTGGACGCGATGTACGCGAACATCCCACATGAGCGCGCGACGCTCGGCCCCGGACATCAGATCGAAGTGCGCAACAACGGGCTTGCCGCTATCCGGCTGGCCGCGATGTGCGGCGCTGCCAAGATCGTGCTGATCGGCTTTGATCCTGAGCCATTCGCGCACTTCTACGGCGCCGCAGACAGCGATTGGGACAAGTACCCCGGCCTGACCAAAGGCCTTGCCGCACTGTGCGCAGAACTTCGCGCAAAGGGTGTCGAGGTCGAAGGTGATCCGAAGCCGGCCGCCGTGCTCGATGCGCTGCCCGATTACACGAATCCCGACGATACAGCCGCCCTGATCGATCTTATTGCATCAATCAACCCGCTGACGGTGGCTGAATTCGGCTGCAATGCCGGGCGCACCGCTGCCGCCATCCTGCGCGCCGTGCCGAGCATCACGAGCTATATCGGCGTGGACGCTGAGCAAGGCCATCAAACGACGCTCACAGCGCAGCGCAACGAGGTCCCTGTGCATCCTGGCGTGCTCGCTGCCGACGACCCGCGCTTTCATCTTGTAACGCGCCCGCGCGGCACGTTCGACCTACTGCCTGCCGATCTGCCGCAATGCGACGCGGTTTTCATCGACGGCGACCACTCGCGTGACGGCGTGCTGAATGACTACGCGCTCGCCAAGGCAATCGTCCAGCCGGGCGGCGTCATCGTTTTCCACGATGACAACGGGCGCGCAGACATGCAAGTGACCGAAACTCTGGCCGAGTTGAGAGCAGGCGGCGCGAACATCGAGCATGTCGATGGCACATGGCTGGCATACGAGCGCATCTCAGCACCGAAGCGCAAGGCTCGCAATGTCTGACGTTAAGGCGGTCCGCTACCTTCTGGCTAATAACGCCGCCATGATCGCTGTCGTTCCCGCTGCGCGTATCTACGCCGGGATTGTGCCGCAAGGCACTGCGCTGCCGGCCATCGCCGTGACGCACGTATCAACGAATCGCCGTCGCATCGTCGCTGGATCACTGGTCAAGTTCTGCACCTCCCGCGTTCAAGTCACGGTTATGGCATCGACTTACCCGGCGCAGAAATCGACTCTCAAGCTCGTGCGCGACGCACTGCCAGAGACGCGCGGAACTATCAACGGCGTCAACGTGGACAGCATCGCAAACGAAAGCGACGGGCCTGATTTCCGCGATGACGCGGCAGGGATATTCATGGGCTCGACCGATTTCATGGTGATGTTCATCGAATAGCGCAGCACAAACCAATCAACTGAGGCCGCCCCGTGCGGTCTTTTTTTCGTCCACAGATTTCCAACCCGCCCGTATCGCATCCCGCGAGCGGGTTTTTATGAAAGAGGCAAATTATGACCGCTCCAACCACCGTTCAGAGCATGACCGGCACAACGCTGGCAATCTCCGCAGGACTTCCTGCCACGTATGACGCTGCCGGCTACGGCGCGACCACGATCACCTACACCCTGATCGGCGAGATCGAAAACTTCGGCACTCACGGCGTGACGGCTGGCATCGCCGAGTTCACGCCCGTCAGCACTGGCGAAGTGGCGAAGGTCAAAGGCAATAAGAACTACGGGACCAAGTCGCTGACGCTAGGCTCCGTCCCGTCGAATGCCGGGCAAGTCATCATCGACGCTGCCGTCGAATCGACCGCCCGCTACTCGGCAAAGCTCACGTACCCGAGTGGCGCCATCCACTACCTGGACGTGCTCGTCTCGAAGGCTGAGTACGTCGATGGCGCTGCAGGTGACGTGCAGAAACGCGGCGTCGATCTTGCGATCTGCCGCAGGCCGACCATCGTCGCAGCCGTGTAATCCCCGCCCGGTTCGCCGGGCATCTCTTTTGGCGCAAGCCATCCCTAGCACCGAACGATCTAGTGTCGCCTTTCGCGGGCGCGCTGGATCGTCACGGGCAATTCCAATCCGCGAAAAGGAAATATCATGACCGACCAAATCACCGCAGTATTCAACGTATCCGACTTCGAAGCGACCGACACCGCATGGCTCGAAGTGGAAAACAAGAAGGGCGACGGCCCGCTGATGTTCAACGGCAGGCCGGTGCGCATCGAAGTGCGCAGCCCTGGCACCAAGGAATCGATGCGCGCGCAGCACAAGATCGACACCGCCGCGAACGCCAAAACCTACGCGGCAATTCGCGGCAAAGCCACGAAAGACACCGTGGAAAGCAATATCGAGCAGCGCGCCGAAAAGATGGTCGCAATCACCGCGCAGATCGAGAACTTTCCGGTGCCCGCCAAGGATCTGTATGAAAATCCCAAGCTCGGCTACATCACCGAGCAAGTCGTGAAGTTCAACGCCGACTGGGCAAATTTCTAAAGGCGGCGTCCGATGATTTGTCGCTCTACGTCCGGCACAACGCATGGCTCAACACTGCGCCGGACAAAGCAGAGGGTGACAAGTCGAAGGCGCCGCCAGTATCCAGATTGGCGAGCCTGCGCAAGATTGAGAAAGACGACGATTTCACGCCTGAAATGCCAGATCCAGGCGCTGCCGCATACCTGCTCGGGCACTTCTGGGCAGTCGGGCCAACGGTCGGCGATAGCCAGATCACGCAAGGCGAATTGCGCCACTACCAGGATAACGAGGGCATCACGCTCTCGCCTTGGGAGTGCGCCACGATGCGCCGGCTGTCCATCGAACACATGAACGAATCGCAGCGCGCCACAAAGCGCGATTGCAAAGCGCCATGGCAGTCCGATGAATACCTGGCAGTCGATAAGGTCGCGGCAGCGAGACGCCTTGAGGAATCAATGCGCGAGTTGACCGAGATGTAGCAGCAAACACCCGCCACCGTGCGGGACACATTCAAATGGCTCGCCTTGGCGGGCCTTTTTTACGGGCTAAAAATGGCACTGGCCGGCACATTAGAAATTCAACTTATTGCGGGCATCGCGCGCTTGCAGCGCGACATGGACCAAGCTGGCCGCGTAGTCAACAATGCCACGGCCAGCATGAGCCGCGCCGCTGACGCTGCCAAGTCAGCCCTCGCTGGCATCGGTATGGGCATTGGGCTTGCGCAGATCGTGCAAATGTCTGACGCCTACGCCAAATTCACGGCACAGCTGCGCCTTGCGTCAACGTCCGCGCGCGAGTACGCCGCAGCCTATGGCGACGTGAAGCGCATTGCCACTGCGGCGCAACAGGATTTGCAGGCGACCGGCATGCTATATGCCCGAATAGCGAACGGAACGCGAGAGCTCGGCACGACCCAGAAGCAGGTTGCCGCGATCACCGAGACCGTCAATATGGCGCTGAGGGTATCTGGCGCGACCGCTGCGGAATCGGCGTCTGCACAGCTTCAACTGTCCCAGGCATTCGCATCCGGCACCCTGCGCGGCGAGGAATTCAACGCTGTCAACGAGGCGGCGCCACGCCTTATGCTGGCCCTTGCCGACGGCATCGGCGTACCAGTTGGCGCGCTCAAGAAAATGGCCGAAAACGGCGAAATCACGTCCAAAATTATGGCCGATGTTCTGCCCCGCGCACTGGAAAAGCTGCGCGAAGAGGCTAAGGAAGTTCAGACCATTTCTGGCGCTTTCACGGTCCTGAAAGGCAACTTGATGGAATTCGTTGGCATTCAGGCGAATGCGAACGGCGGAGTTGCTGCATTGACGGGCGCGATTGGCCTGCTAGCGAGTAATCTCGCAGTAATCGGCACTGCAATGGTTGCGCTCACCGCGATTAAGCTCGCGGTATGGATGGAGGCGCTGACCGCTAAAACGCTGGCGGCATCAGCCGCATCCACCGCACAGAGGGCCGCAACCGTGGCCGCCGCACAAGCGGCGGTAGCGTCTGCGCAAGCCACGGTTGCAAGCACTGCCGCTGAGGTGTCCAACCTTCAGGCTCGCGCCGCCATGATCGTGGAGTTGCGCGCCGAGACGCTGGCGACGATTGCCAGCGCGAACGCCGTCATTAATTCGACCGCATCGGATGCCGCAAAAACGTTGGCGCTCCAGTCGCGGTCTGTCGCAATGATCGAAGTGGCCGCACTAGGCCGCGCCGGTATCGCCGTCGAGGCAAGCCTTGCCACCGCAACAGCCGCGTCTACTGCAGCAACTACTGCTGCAGCCGTGGCAACGACAGGGCTTACGGCGACGACATGGGGGGCAGTCATTGCGACGAGGGCATTGGGTGCTGCGATGTGGGTTGTAGCAAACCCGCTCACCGCACTTACCGCCGCCATCGGCATTGGTGCGACCGCATGGATGGTGTGGGAGAACAGGACGAAGGAATCGAACGACAAGGCACTGACATCTGTCGATGAAACCACGACCGAGATGATTTCGCGGCTGGATAAGCAGATCGAGAAGCTAAAGGAACGGAATCGCCTTCAAGACACTGAGCCGCGACTAAAAAGCATTACCGATTTGAGCGATGCTGACAAGGACGGGCTTGCGCGCGCCAAGAAGGCGCTTGACGAAGTCCGGTCCGGCTCCGGATCGTTCGCCGGTCAGTCGGCATCCATGCGTCAACTCGCAGAAATCGACCTCGCGCACAATTACGAAACCGCATTACTTCGCATCGGCCAGGCTCAGGACGAAGTAACTGCCGCCGCCAAGCGCACGGAAGGCGCTCGCCTAGCCGATTGGTTTGGTCGGAACGGTACTGCCGCGCAGCGCATGGCGCATGAACTTGAGGAAACGCGCAAGAAGGTCGGCACGCTCACTCCTGAGATGGAAAAGCTTATTCGAGCCAAGTATATCGACAAGGGCGCGGCCAAAGTCATCACTCAAGAAGCAACCGCATATCAAAACCTCGTCACATCCATCGGCGAGAAGATCGCAGCCAACAAGCTCGAAATGAGCGGGTACGACAAGCTCTCTGACGCGCAGAAAATGACGATCAAGCTCGATGAGTTGATTGCATCGGGCAAGAACAAACTGACGCCGAAGCACATCGAGGAAACGCGCGCGCTGATTGCTACTGTGGCCGCGCAAGATCAGGCCATTGAGCGCACGAATGCGATGGCGAAAATTCAGGCGGAGTATGCCGAAAATATCGGCAAATCAGTCGAGTCCGCAATCAAAGAGGCCGACAAGAACGAGGAATTGGCGCGCACATTCGGCCTGACGAAATCGGCTGTCGAGGCGCTGGAAATCGCCCGCATGGAGGATCGTCTTGAGCGTTTGCGCGGTATTGACATGGCCGATGACGAGGTTGCCGCGCTGGAGCTTGTAATTGCCGCGAAGAAGCGCAGCGCTGCCGCAGCGACCACGCTCGACCAAATGGAAATCGCCAAGAAAGCCGCCGACGACGCAATGGCGGCATGGAAGAAGGCCGCCGACTCAATCGAAAATTCCCTCACCGATGCCCTCATGCGCGGCTTCGAGTCCGGCAAATCCTTTGGCCGCAACCTGATGGACACGCTCAAGAACATGTTCAAGACGCTGATCTTGCGGCCTACGATCCAGGGGATACTCGCGCCTGTTGCTGGTACGCTGGCAGGCTCGATGATCCCAGTCGCTGCGCAGGCTGGCGTTAGTAGCGGCGTAGGTAGCGCGGTTGGCTCCAGCCTTGGCATTGGCGGCACGCTTGCGTCCATCGGTACTGGCGCGATGCAGACCGCTGGCGCAATTCTGAGTGGCCAAATCGGGCTAGGCTCTACGCTGAGTGCTGGCCTGAGCGCCATCGGCACCGGCACGGCGTCGGGCATGGCCGCGGGATTCTCGTCCGTCATCGGCGCTCTCGGCCCTATCGCCCTCGGCATCGCTGCCGCCGTCGCCATCTGGAAGAAGCTCGACACGTCCGGCACGTTCCACACTGGCGGCGCATCTTTCGCATCGTCGGCAGGTGTATCTACGATCCGCGCCGAGTCGCTTGGATTTGAAGCTACGCGCACGAATGCCGACACGGAGAAAATGACTGCCGGCCTGGTAACAGGCATCGTCAGCATTTTGGACAGCACGGCGCTCGCGTTCGGCAAGGCCGCAGGCTACACCGCTGCGACCGCGTTTGCTGACGACACATCGAAAGATGGCGCATGGGGCGCGCTCGTGATCGACAAACTGGGCGCAAAGATCGTTGATTGGCAGGATACTAAAACCGGTAGCTGGGCGCCGAAGGAATTCGCTGATGGCGCAGCCGGTCAGACTGAATATCTCGCCGCGCTGAGCGCATCGGTACGCACTGCGCTTGACGATATCGGCCTGCCATCATGGGCGCAGGGAATGCTTGATGGCCTGGCCGATGGCGCATCGCTTGATGATATGGCGAAAGTCGTTGACAGCATCAATGCCACGAAGCGGGCGCTTGTCGTCATGGGCGAGCGCCTGGCCGGATTTGCGAATCTGAGCGATGGCGCAGCATCGGCGCTGATCAAAGCGTCGGGCGGGATTGATGCGCTGGTCGCGAATGCATCGTCTTACCACGAAAATTTCTACACCGAGTCCGAAAAAACAGCATCCGTCACAAAGCAAGTGACTGACGCCCTGGCCGCCGTCAACGTCGCGATGCCGACGACGCGCGAAGGATACCGTGCCGAGATCGAGGCGCGGCTGGCGCTTGGCGAGGCTGGCGCTCCTGCGGTTGCTGCAATGCTTCGGCTGAATGGCGCATTCGCATCGTTCACGCCTGTCGCCGAGTCGGCAGCCACTGCCGTGCGATCACTCGCCGACATCCTGGGCGAAGCCGCCAGCCTGCAAGACCAGCTCGACAGCCTGACCATGTCGCCGACCGCTCTCGCCGCGAAAGCCCGGGGCAAGATCGATCCGAGCAATCTCAAGCTCTACGACGACGTGCAGATCGCGCAGGGCGTGGTCGATCTGGCCGCCGCCAACAAGGTCTACCTCGATCAGATCCGCGAAATGGACCGTGCGACGATGACTTCGGCGCAGCTGCGCGCGGACGACATCATCGGCATGGATGAGAGCACGATCAAGTTGTACGACCTGGTCATGGCCCGCAAGGCAGATCAAGCCGCAACCGCTGCTCACGCCACGCTGATGGAATCGAATCGCGCCCGCGCCGATGCGATCTACACCAAGCGTCAAGCAGACGGGCAGGCCGCAGAGCAGGCGGCAGCATCGCAGGCACAAGCCCTGATGACGCAGCGCGCCGGCATGGAGGCGACGCTCTTCAATTTGACGCACACGTCAGCCGAACAACTGGCGCGCGCTCGTGAGCTTGAATTGGCCGGCATGAACGCCACGCTGCGCCCGCTGCAATCGCAAATCTACGCGATGCAGGATCAGGCGTCAGCGGCGGCCATGGCTGCAACGGCGCTTGAGAATGCAGCGGCATCGGCTCGTGCGGTAGCAAGCGAGCGCGGCGGCCTGCAACGCGAGATGTACCAGCTGACCGGTAACACCATCGCTTTGCGCAAGATGGAAGTTGCCGCACTCGCCCCGGAGAATCGCGCGCTCAAGGAATCGATTTTTGCCATGCAAGACAAGATCGCCGCCGAGCAGGCAGCAGCCGCAGCCGCTCAAGCCGCAGCACAGGCCGCACTACAAGCCGCCGAGGAGCAGAAGCGCGCCGCCGAGCAGCACAAGAACGCGATGCAGGGCGTCACCGACACCATATTCGCCGAGGTGGATCGCCTGCGCGGCCTGATTTCTGGCGATGGAGCGCAGTCCCTGGCTTCAGCATGGGCGAAATTCACCGTCACCAATGCCATGGCGCGCGGTGGCGACGAGGACGCCTACAAACTCCTGCCGCAGTTGTCGCAGGCGGTTGACCGGCTCGCCGAGGCGAATGCAATCACCGAGTTCGACTTACGCCTGTCGCGCGCTCAATTGGCATCTGCCATGTCGATGACCGCGACAGGCATTGGGCGGCAATTTGGCTTGAGCGTCCCGAGCTACGACGTGGGTACCGACTACGTGCCGCGCACCGGTCTGGCATTGATCCACGAGGGCGAGCGCATCACGCCAGCGGCCTACAACAATCCGTACACGCGCGGGCAGGGCGGCGACACGTCGCGGCTGGAAGCGGCTGTCGAGCGCTTGACGGCAGAGGTTGCCGAACTGCGCCGAACGAACAGCCTGGAGAACTACGCCATCGCCAAAAATACCGGAGAAACCGCGAGCCAGCTTGATGATGCGATCAACGGCGAGCGCCCAATCTTGGTCGAGGTGTCCGCATGATCGTCCTTGATCCTGTAACCATCACCGATGCGATTCTCACATCGACCAGCGTACCGGAAACGGATTACGCGGCCTACAGCGCGACGGGCGTCTATGGCCCGGGCGAGCGTGTCATTGTCGTGGCAACCGACGTGCATGACATCTACCAGCAGATATTGGGCACGTCGGCGACCGTCACCATGACGATTGCCGCGCCGTGCGAGGTGTCGCAGGTGGCGCACGGCTATGCGGCGAATGCACCGGTCAAATTCGCCACGACCGGCGCGCTACCGACTGGCCTCGTGGCTGGCACGACGTACTACGTGAAATCCCCTGTCGCAGACACGTTCAACGTGAGCGCAACTGCGGGCGGGGCCGCGATCACGACGACGGGCACGCAATCAGGCGTGCACACGATCACGCAGAACGCCATCGGCCAGACGCCGGCTACCAGTCCGCTTTACTGGGCGCTGGTCGGCGTCATGAACGCCTACAAAATGTTCGATGCGGTCAACAACACGCAGACATCCAATGCGGAATCGATCATTGTCGAGGTGACGCCGGCCCAGTTGGCGGGCGGCCTGTACCTGGGCGGCCTTGACGCGAATGAGATCGTTACGACGATGACCGATCCGGTCGAGGGCGTGGTGTACACGAGCACGGAAAGCCTGATTCAGTCCACGTCTGGAAGTAGCTATTACAACTGGTGCTTCGCCCGCATTCGCCGCAAGAATTTTCACCTCAATCTAGATCTGCCGATGTACTACGGCGCAACGATTCAGGTCGCGATCAACAAGCCGGGCGGCACGGCCAAATGCGGCATGTTTTCCATCGGCCCGCTGACCACGTTCGGCTTTACGGTATTTGGCCTTGGCGCCGAGGACAAAGACTATTCAAGCACGCGCTTTGGTGTGGACGGAAGCAGTTCAACCACTGTACGCGGCTACTCGAAAATCATGACGCTCGACGTGGTCATCTACAACGATGTGATCGATTCGGCGATTGACCAACTGCGCGATTTCCGACAGCGCAATGTCGTTTTCATTGGATCGAGCACGTACGGGCACTCCATCGTGTTTGGAAAATATTCCAGCTTCAAAAATGTGATCGCAGACGTTCCGATTTCCCGCATGGCCCTAAAAATTGATGGAGTTATTTGATGTCGACTATTGATCCACTTACCGGCGATGCCCCTCTGCGCAGCCAGGCGCAAGAAACGTTTGACGCCAACATGGGGAGCTTCATGGCGGAGTTCCCATCTCGAATCACGCAGTTCAATGTGGTGGCCGGGGAGGTGGATGCAAATGCAGTTGCCGCCGCTGACGCCGCTGACGCCGCCGTGCCAGCCGCCGCCGAAGCCACCGCCTCCGCCCTCACCGCCGTCAACGCACCCGGCACGTCCGCTACGTCCACGACCAGCCTCGCAATCCAGACGACCGTACCCGCGACCGTCTCGCTCACGATCCAGACTGGCAAGAGCCTGCAGGCTGGCATGATGATCATGCTCGCCTCGACCGCATCGCCAGAAAACTGGGAGAGTGGCCCAATCGTCTCGTACAACAGCGGGACCGGTGCACTTGTTTTCACGGCGGCGTATTCGCAGGGCATCGGCACATTCGCAGCGTGGACCGTGAGCCTCGCGCCTCCGGTGATGTCGACCGTGAGCAATGCCGTGCGCGATCTGACTGGCGCTTACAACGTGGTCGCGCAGGATCTTGGCGCGGTGTTCGCTTGCTCTGGCACTTTCACCGTAACGACTGACGCGGCGGCAACGCTCGGCAACGGGCATTACGTCTACTTCGACAATTCCGCTGGAACGGGCGCCGTCACCATTGGGACGTTTGTGCTGCAACGTGGGCAGGCTGTGCTTATGCGGTGCAATGGCGTCGCCTTGAGCTTCATTCGCATGGGCGGCGCGCTCCCTATGTTGAAAGTGAGCGATCAGAAAGCAAGTGGCGTAGACGGTGGAACGTCGGTGGCTACCACGATTACACAAACCCGCACTCTCAATACAACCGACGTTAACACAATCGCCGGCGCTTCCCTCGCCTCAAACTCGCCTACCGTTCCAGCCGGCACCTACAGGGTCAGTGGCCGCGTGCCAGCCTACCCAAGCGCGGGCGCGCATAAAGCGTTCTTGTACAACGTCACGGACGGCACCTACGCGCTCATTGGGTCTAGCTCGGCGTCTGGGGGCGACTCTGTAATTAGCGGAGTCATTACAATTGCCGCCACGAAGGCCTTTACGGTGAGGCATTGGACCGTGACGGCGACTGGGTGGGGCTTGGGACAGGCGACAAGTACCGGCCAGGTCGAGGTGTACTCTGAATTGACGTTTGAAAGGGTGGCATAAATGCGATACATTACTTTTGAAGCGGACGGCACAATCACCGGCTGTTACCTGCAAGATCTCTTGATCGAGCACGAGGATGCGTACCTAGAAATCGACGAGGATGCGGCGCGCAATTGGACCTCTTGGAGGGTCGAACTGATTGCAACGTGGGCCGATGTTGAAGTGCTGGTCCCGGGCGAGGTTGATGGCGAATTCGTTACCGTCATCCAGTCCGAGCCGCGAATGGTTCCGCAACTGGTCGAGCGCATCCCGGATGCTCCCGTCATCGCCATCCCCGCAGCCGTCACCATGCGTCAAGCGCGACTCGCGCTGCTGGCCGCAGGCATGCTCACGACCGTCACCAACGCCGTCGCCACGATGGAAGGCGCTGATGGCGACAAGGCGCGCATCGAGTGGGAATTCTCCAGCGAGGTGCGGCGCAACCAGCCGCTCGTGCCGGTCCTGGCTGCCGCCCTCGGACTGACCGAATCGCAGCTTGACGACCTGTTCATCATGGCGGCGGCCCTATGATCGGCATCGGCCCCAACATCGCGTATCAGCCTGCCGTGAGCCGCCACAGCAGCGGCGCATCGCTCGAATTCGATTTCACGACCGGCAGCGCGCATCCCATTGAAGGCAATGCGGCACTCGTCGTCACGCGGGCGGGCGATACGGCTACACGGTTTAACCCTTCGGGCGTGCTGGAAGTGTGCGCTGCGAATACGGCGCGGTTGCAGCATGATCCGAGCGTGCTGGAGTTTGAGAATAAATTCGTCTCGTCAGAGGACTTTGCCGACCCCTTGTGGGTTAAGTCGGGGGTTAGTGTGTCCTCAAATGCGGCGCTTTCCTCAAAAGGCGAACTAACTGCGGATAAATTAGTGGAGTCTGTAGCTAATTCGGATCACAACAGCCGACAAGCCGCAACGGTTTCGTCAGGTGAAGTACACACTTTTAGTGTCTTTTTGAAAGCTGCCGAGCGCACTCAAGCCGCCCTAGAAATATACACGGGCGCATCAGTCTATAAGGCGGTGTTCAATTTAAGTGCGGGCACTTTTATATCGAGTAGCGGCTCCGGCAGCTATCAAGTTACGCCGTCGGTCAATGGGTGGTATCGAATTGCGATAACTGCTACAACTACCAGCACTTCACTCAACGCGTTCGTCCATACCGCATCGGGGGGCGTTACGTCCTATTTAGGTGACGGGGCATCCGGCGTCTACGTTGACCGCGCACAACTCAACACCGGCCCCACCGCCCTCGCATACAAACGCACAGGCGCAACCACATACCCGAAACAGTATGCGTGCGATGGGCTGCTGGCAGAGGATGCGGCGACGAATAGCATTCGGAACAATACGGCAACGGGTGCGGTTGCGGGTACGCCGGGGACTGCGCCAACACATTGGGGTGTTTCGTCAACAGGCTCTGGTGTGACGCGTGAGGTTGTTGACACTGGGGCCGAGGACGGGATTGAATATGTTGCTATTAGATTTTATGGGACACCAGTAGGTATAACCAACGTTAGCGTCAGTTTGGAAGGTGTAAATTCGGTAGCTGCAAGCGCCGGGCAAACCTGGGCTACTAGTCTCTACCTCCGACATACGGCGGGCACGCTGGACAATGCAACGGTAACAATTAGCGTACTAGAAACGGACGGCGTATCAACGACAGCGGGATGGAGCTCGGCGGCACTTACTCCAACG